GAAACGTCTCGGTCTTGAGCGTGGAATCGATCGTGCGCGCCGCGTCGACGAGCGGTGCGACTGCTTGGTCTGGACCATTCGGCGCTCCCGTGGTCGGCGCGAAATAGCCGAGCGGGTAGGCGTAGGCACCGCTCCACTTGAGACTGTTCGCCTGCATCCATGCCAGTGACGCGGCGATGTCCGCCTGAATCTGGCTTGGCGTAAGGCTTCCGAACCCGGAGTGATTGGCCAAAGTGGACGCATGCGGTGCGACTTCCCAGCCAAGCTCGTCGTGCATGAACTTGAGCTGTGCAAGCGTGTAGCTGCCGCCTGCGCCGATCTGGTCAATGATCGGGAAAAGGCTTGCCTGGTAAGCGAATGCGTCGAGAATCGGCCGAGCGATCGTGTACTGTCCGGCGTAGCTGTCATCAAAACACAGTGAGACAACACCATTGGGATACAGCGTGTTCACCACGGGGTAGACGTCGACGCCACCGAAATAGATCTTGACAGCCGTCCCGTTGTCATTGATCGCGAATCGCCACTCCTGGATCGCGGTCAGCGTCGGCGTGCCGGTGACGAACCGATCGGCCGGTCCGAGCGCGACCGGCACCCACTGGCCGGGCGGCAGCCATTCCAGACCCGGGTTCACGCTGCCGGTGAGGTTGGTCGGCTGCAAGTCCCAGGAGTAGTAACTGCCACCGGAAAGCCCACCGGTAGCAGCGGCACGCAGGTTGAGCAGGCGCAGGTTACGCGGGTCGCTGGCCGCGTCGATCTTGACCCATACGCGCAGCATCTTGCCGGTGAGGTCGAGCGCGGTCGCGCCGGTCTTGGTCAGCGTCGGGAACGTACCGGCGTTACCGGGAGTGACCAGTGAGACACACTGACTGCCTCGGGCGAAGTCGCTCGTGTCGTTCGTGTTCGAGCTGCCCGCGTTCGAGATGGTCCACCCGTGACCGGTCTGGAAGTGAGTCACGACGACCGGTTGGCCGAATCGCGGGCCCTTGGTGCCCACGCGGTTGCGATAGGCCGAGCCGTTCACGGCCAGCCCGACCGCTGAGCTTGTGCCCGAGAGCACAAGCGATCCGTCCGGGCTGCTGATCGTGGTCGGGTTGCCTTGCGGACCGGTCGCGCCGGTCGCTCCCGCTGCACCCGTCGCGCCCGTGGCGCCGGTCGCTCCCGTCGGGCCAGTCGGCCCGGGTGGTCCCTGCACGCCGACCACGCCGGCCGAGACGGGCGCACGCGCGATCGTGCTGAGGTCGAAGTTCGCGCCGGTGGGCGTGATGACGTAGGTTTCGCGCGCAGCGCCCGCCAGCTCCTCGATCACCTTGTACTGGATCCCCGCCACGTAGAGCAAGCTGACCGGCACGAGCGCGCCTGCGGCGACGACGCCGATGACCGGCTGCCGAGCGGCGATGCTCAGGCCGTCGACTACCTCGCCGATCGGGGTGAACGTGACGTGGCCGGCCAGCGGCACGGAGCCGGGCAGGCCGGCCGTGCTGGTGGTCGCCGGCCACGTTCCTGTGACCGTGAGGTAGGTGGCGCTCACAGAACGTCGCCGATCAGCATCATGGTCAGGTCGGCCTTGAGCTTGTCGAGCGCCGGCGTGCCGGTCGCCCTGGCCTCGGTGCTGTCCGGTTCGAGATCGGCAATCGTCAGCTCGATCCCGCGCAGCGACATGTCACCATCGAACCCGGTGCGCATCTCGACGTGGCCGCAGTGCGGGCAGGCGTCCATCGTCACCGCAGACCGCACGCCCATGATCGGGGCACCTTCGCCGTACGCGCCGTTGGGCACCGCGGCCAGCTCCGTGAGGTCGGCCTTGGTGCGCCACGCGACCCCATCGCGCATCTGGGTACCGGCGCGCCCGCACCGGAAGCCGACGGACTGCTCGGTGATCGAGTCGTTCTTGACGAGTTCGAGCAGATCGTTGCCACGCACCGTGTTCGCGATCGAGGCTTCCTGGTACAACCCCTTGCTCTCGGCCCGAGCCATCGTCAGGTGGCCAACGTGCGCGGTACGCGGATCGCGCGAGTGATAGTGCCAGTAGCCGACCCGGTTCATGGCGCGCATCTGGTGGTCAAACGCGGTCGAGTCGAACGCCTCGGTCAGATCCCGGTCGATCTCCTGCACCTGTCCGAACGGGACCGCGTAGCCGTACAGCGTGCGGCCGTCGCCACCCTTGGCCCGTTCCTTGATTTCCATGTCGAAGGTGAACGTCCGAAAGAATTCCTCGACCGGCGCGACCGCTGCGCGCCCGGCCATGAGACTGCCGTCGGCTCCCCACGTGTCCGGGATCTGGTCGCCCAACCCGATGTCCTTCATGCGGGAGATGATGAACTTGCGGATCGTGTTGGCGTTCGCGTTGCCGCGGCCAACGGCGCGCACGGCCTTGGACGCATCGTCGGCGCCGTGGTTGTTCGCCGGCCGGATCGGGTAGCTCCCGTCCGGCATCGCCCATCCCTGTGCTGCGCAGTACCGTCGCGCTGCCGCGTTCAGGTCGGCCGCGTTCGGCGTCGTGATGTTGCCCTGGTCCACCGCCATTACTGGCCTCCCTTGTGATGTAGCGCGAACAGCGCACGCCCGGCCGGCGTCGCTTGCATGATGTTGGTGACGAGCCCGTTGACCTCACCAGGCGGCACCTTCCCGTGCGACTCGGTGATGAGCAGATCGTGCAGCGTCTGCCACGGGTGCGGCGCGATCGACCACTTGCGGAAGCCGGCGCCGACCGTCCAGTACTCCCAGAGCGCGGTGCCCGGACGCAGGGCCAGCCGGCTCGCGTCCCGGTCTTGCTGCCAGCCCTCGAACCGGTCCATCCGGGCGGCGATCGCCTTCACGGGCGGCACACCGGGCGCGAGCGGTCCCGGTCCAGGAGTGCCTTGGCCGGCGTGTGGAATGGCCGGCGGCTGGCCGCTCGGTGGCGTCGGCCCACCGAGATCGGCCACGACAACCTGTTTGACGCCTTCCTGGTCGATCGGGAGTTCCTTGTTCAGCACCTTCTGCACGGCGGCCGTCGGCGCCGGCTGCCCCTTGTTCAGGTTGCGCTTGGGCAGCCGTTCCCACTCGCGCACTTCTTCGTCGTCGGTCCAGCCGCCTTCGAGCGCGAGCAGGTACGCCTGGTACCGCTGCAAACGGTCGCCCCGCATGAGCGCGTCCAGATCCCCACGAACGTTCGTGCCTCGGGCGAACGCGAGACTCAGCGTCTGCTCGAACGGAATCAGGATATTGTTCAGGCTGAATTTGATCAGGTCCTGAGCTTCCGTTTCCGAGGTCGAATACGTCATCGGATCGCCACCGGAAGCGCCGACATAACGCGGTGGGAGATCCAACAGGTTCGCGATTTCGAGATTGGTCATTCCGCGAGCCTCGATCATCTGCATTTGATCGGGATTCCAGCTCAACGGAGTGAACGATACCGAATTGTTCAGCATAGCGATGCCGCCCTCATCGCGCTGATCCATCCAGCCCTGCTTGACTTTCCGCATGGCGAACGGGTCGTTCGCTTCCGGCGAGTCACTGGTCACCTGCAAATAGCCCGGTGGCACACCCGGACGGGCGAGATTCTGCGCCCACTCCTGTTCTTTGTGAGCTTTCCGGAGAGTCCCCATCAAATGCGCTTCGAGCACACCGAAACCGCGCAGCATTCCCGGCGCCGACAGTCCCTTGATATGGATCACGTCGTCAGAGGTGTAATATTCGCCGCCGATTTGGTATTCAATCGCGCCTTGGGGCAGCGTCGTGAATTCGCTGCCCTGCGTGCCGACGCGGCGCACGTAGCACCAGGCAGCCGGTACGGGAATGGCGCTCGTGGCTCGGCCGGTGGCGTCGCGCGCACCCTTGATAAACACCGCGTTGCCGTCATTGATGTAGTCCAGCGCGGCGGCCGCCCAGGTGTTCACGCGGGGCTCGGGCGGGTTCGGCTGTTCGAGCAGCGGCGGACGCGGGTCCACGATCTGTTCGTCGTCGTGCCCGTGAGTCGTGTAGGCGTCGAAGTCCAGGCCCCCGAACAGGAACGAGAGCAGCCGAGCGCCACGCCAGTAGGCGGGGATGCTCATCGCGTGCCGGTAGAGCCACAGGCCGGTCTGGCCACTGACCGCGTAGGCGCCTTCGCCCGGGAACGTCGCCAACAGGTTGTTGATGCCGTAGTCAAGGTTCTGGGTCAGCGCACCGATCCCGCTTCCGTTCCAACCCAGCGCGCGGTTGTGCTGCTCGGTGGGCGCCGTGTCGCGCCATGCTGCCCGGCCAAGCCCCATCACTGACCACCCATCATCTCGATGCCCGTCGCGGCCAGGAACACGGCAGCGCCCGCGATGAGCAGCCCGAGGCCCACCCCGAAATAGTCGATCGTGCCGAACACGAACGCGCCTGAACCGAGCGCCTGCACGACGCCCCACCAGTCGATCGGCTTGTGCGCCGGTCGTGGGTTGGTCGCCCGGGCATGAGCGCGGCGCCACCGTCGGCCGGCCAGCCACATCGACGCGCGCCGGAACGGCCCCGGCTTGCGCGGGTGATCATTCAGGGAGACGGCCGGCTCATCGACCGGGAAAAGCGGAACGGGCATCACACAACCTCCGGAACCAGGGCAGGCTTGGGAGCCGGCAAGTTACGCACAGTATGCACCGCACCGGCCAGCGCGTAGGCAGCGTCCACGGAGCTGGCCGCGTCGCGGCGCATGAAGCGCCACCCGTCGCCGTTGGGCAGCTTGCGGGTGGCCGACAGGTGCGTGTTGATCAGCGGGTCGTTCGGCTGGAGGATCGAGCGCGAGCTGACCAGGCTGGCCAGCTCCATGCAGGATTCGGAGATGCTGGCCCCGGTGATCGAGATCAGCGACGGCTGCTCGCGCTCGGGCACACCCTGCTCGGCCAGCCACGAGAGCATCGAACGCAGATCGGTACCCAGTTGAGCGGCCGGCCCGTTCGGGTACCAGGCCAGCGCGGTCGGTCGGCCGCGGTAGACCAGCATCGAGATGCCGGCGCGCGCCGCGGTAACGCTGTCCCACGCGGCGATGACCTCGACCCGGACGGTGCCGCTCTCGGTGAGTGCGGCGCCGACGAGCGCGACGTGCGAATCGTCCGGCGCGACGTCGACGCACCACGCCATCCGACCGCCCCGGTAGTCGCCCAGCGTGCCAGCGGGGTCGTAGCAGGCTCGCCACGAGTTCATGTCGATCGCGCCATCCCGGGTGTCGACCCGCTGGCACAACACCTCGGTGCGGAAAATGGCTGGCGGATCGGTGGCCAGCGCGTTGCGGATGTAGCCGGTGTCGAGCGTGATGCCGAGCGCGGGGTTGGCCTGTTGCCAGCCGACAGGGTCATCGATCGTGCGGTCCGTGTCCGCGATCCAGCCGAACATGGCCAGCGTCGGCTCGTCGCCGGCCATGGCCCGGTCGATCAGGTTGTTCAAGACGATGGACTTGTCCTCGCCGGCATTGGAGAGGCCCCAGATCTGGCTGTTGGGCCGAGCGGCCGTGGTCTTGCTCAGCGCGCCCCAGGGCTTCCACGATTCCATCTCGCGCAACTCGTCACAGAGCAGCAGATCGATGGTCGCGCCGCGGCCGGCTGACTCGTTGCTGGCCGTGATCTCGTACTCCGAGCCATTGACGAGCGGCATCGTCTCCTGCCCGTTGGCGCGCCGCACGTGGCCCAGTTCCTCACGCAGCCAGGGCGACCGCTCGACCATCTTGACGGTCGACTCCCAGAGCTTACGGGCGCGCCCGAGGGTCTGCGCGGTGCCCATCACGAATTCGACTTGCATGATGAACATCGCGAACAGGACAAGCACGCGAGCGAAGTGGCTCTTGCCGTTCTGCCGGGCCACCAACACCAAAATCGTTTTGAACCGGAGCCGCCCGTTGGGCAGCGTTTCCAACGCGTGGATGGCCAGCCAGCGCTGCCACGGCATCAACGGCTCGCCCAGCACCTCATCAGCAAAGTCGATCATCTTGAAACCCAGGCTCGTTTCCCGCGTCAGCGGGCGTAACGGCGCGGTGAACACGCTCGGCTCCGTGAAGCCGAGAAGGTCCGTACCGGCCGAACCGAGTGGCAACGCGCTAGCACGGGTCGCGCGCTGCTCGTCGGGGGACGGCTCGGCCGGTACGGCTTGTGGGGAGGTCAACTAGACCTCACGCGGTGCAGCGGATTGTGGGCGATCGGCGCGGCGACCGGCTGGCCTTTCGGGGCCTGCTTGGCGCGCGCCGAGGGCGTCGCGCCCAGATCGTTCAGCACGGCTTCGAGACGCTGCCCGATCGCGACCAGCGCGGCGCGTGCGACGAGCTTGTTCCGGAGCGCCTTGACCTCATCGAGCAGATCGGCGCGCTCGACCTCTCCAAGGTCATCAGACACGCCATCGACGCCACCGCGGATCACGCGTTCGAGCACCTTGTCAGCGGCCCGCTCAATGGCCTTGGCCTCATCGAGCGCGTCGGCGTACTTCTGGGCCAGCTTGGCCGCGGCCGCATCCTTGTCGGGCGGCTCGATCGCGGCCAGCGTGGTGTCCACCGCGGCACGCACCGACTGGCTGACGCTCATCATGCTGACCTCGCCTCGGTGCGTCCGGTGACCGGGTTGAACAGCACCGGGTCGGTGCAGTCAGTCGGCCAGTGCCAGTTGCGCACCGCTTGGCCCTGCTCGACGCGGCGCACGAGGTACGGCGACGCGGTCTCACCAGGGAAAACGGTCACGTTGAGCTGATCGTTACCCACCGCGACGACCAGTGCGGCGCGGCAAAACTGTGACTCTCGGTAGTGCACGATGCGGCCGATCTGCACCGGCGTCGGGTTGAGATCGAGCGAGCTGTCCATGACGTCCCCAATCATGATCGAACTACACGCGCGAGTGTCGCATAAATATGCGAAATCCGCTACAAAGCCGCCATGAATGGTTATTCACGACGCGTTTATTTGAATTGTTTTCGATTTCTCAAAATTTATAAAAATTCATTTGGGGAGGGAGAACCATAAAAGACGGGGGATGTTCACTCGATCACGCCACAAGAAAACCGCAGGTCAACGGCATGATCAAAGTGATCTTCGTTTATGCAGGTCAGAGGCATGATCAAATGAGCTTGACCTGCATAGATCGATGTATAGTCATGCATGACACAATCACCAACAATACGAGTGTAATAATTGCCGCTATAGAACGAGTCATGCATCCCGATGAATAACTATGAATGAGTCACACTCGATCACCACACGGTTCGTGGTGTCGGTGGTGGATTCGCAGTCTGCGGATCGCCGGTCGACTGGTTGCACCATGCACATGCGGCCACGAGCCATTGCGGATCGTCACCGACGATCGCTCGTGACCGTGTGTGATGAACGGTGTTCGCCACGACACGACAGTGATCGAGTCGTAACTGACAGCGATATCCATCGCGTTCGAGCACGGCGGAACGGACCTTGCGCCATGCGGTGGTCGATCCGTTCCGCCAATGCTTGCTCACCCGATGCGCTCCGATAGCGATTCCGGCCGGCCAGCATCGTCGCTGGCAGCTTCGTACAGGTCGATCGACACATGACACCCGGAAGGTTGGTTCAACTCGGCTATGACCTTGCTAGCCCGTATTTCGACCACCTGCGAATCATCAACCCACACGCCGGCGCTGGACAGCGCATCGAGGACCGCTCGCACGAGCTTGTCCAGATCGGGCCGCTTGACCGCTGGTGGCGTGCGCCGTTTCGGCGTACTGGCCGGCCGCGGCATCACGAACGCCAGCGTGATCGAGACGGCTTCGCCGTAGGCGAACGCATCGCCGCTGGACCGCTCGGCCGCGTTGCGCACATCGGCCCGCCACGGCGCGACTGCCTTGGACGATTCGACCATTCGGCCTTTTCCGCCGGATTGGCCCATGTAGCGCTTGCTGCCCTGTGGCGCCGGCTTGCCCGGCACCCAGAATTCGATGCGGGCGCTCATCGGCGCTGCCTGCTCTCGAACACGTCGGCACCCAGCGGTTCGAGTTCGGCACGAATCGAGCTGATCAGGTCGGCCCGCTGGCCGTTCAGGCACCACGTGTAGAGCGACGTGCCGACCGCGTTGTACCAGCGCACCGACCAATGCGACCGCACGAACGCGTCCAGTTCGGCCAATGTGTCCGATTGGACGAATTTGAACACTTTCAGCTTGGTCAGCCCATCCTCGGTGATGACCTCGACGCGGCGACGCTTGGGCAGCCCCGTGCTCATGTCGTGGATCCGGAATTTCGTGATCATGGTTCGAGCCTCCTCGGGTAGGTCTGGATGAGCCTAAAGCGTCACGCCCAGTTCCTGCGTCACGCTTTGCGCCCCTCCTAGGGGTCGGGGCGCGCGTGACGCACTGGGTTAACCAGTGCGATCTTGAAGGCGTGACGCATGCGTGTCGCAGCGTGACGCAGCAGGTCAGGGGCGTGACGCAGGGCGTGTCGCAGCGTGACGCAGCAGATCATGAATTCCGACAAATGGGCGTGACGCAAGGCGTGACGCAGACCCCCGTGCGTCACGCCTTGCGTCACGGGCAAATCAGACATTTTCCGGGCCATTTTCGAGCGCTTCCGCGAGCAGTTCGCGACCTACCTCGGTCATCCGCCAACGGCCTGTTTTGCCCTCTTCCAGAGGCTCGATCCAGGGCGGTCCAACACCGGATGAGCGACCGGACAGGTTCCCGGTGCGGAGCCGTTTCCACGCTTGCCGCTTCGCCGCCCCGTCGATCTCGCGTCCGTTGCGAGCACGTCCGGTCAGCAACTGGCGTGCCGCGGCCTCGGTCCATCCCTCATCCGGGCCGTCCAGCGTGTCGCGGATCAGGCTGGCCAGCAGCACGTAGGGTGGCGCGCTGTCCGGCACGTGCGTCAGCTCGACGTTGGGCGCCGGCGCGGTCGTCACGTCCTCGAACGGATCGGCGTGCACGAGGTACGCCGGCCAGCGCTCCGTACCGAGGTCAATCCGGGTGATCAGGCTGTCCTCGGGTTCGCGCTCGACGTCGTCCTTCTGCTTGTCGACGTGCAGGCGCACGATGCGCCGACCATCCGGTGCGTCGCCACCGTCGACAACGCGCAGCTCCGTGTGCAGCGCACCCAGCACACTGCTCGAACCGCGGCCGTTGTCGCCGTTGTGCCCGAGGTGGTGCACGAGCAGCACCGTGGAGCGCCGGCCGCGATCGGTGCGCAACAGGTCGAGGCGATGCACAAGCTTGCCCATTTCGGTCGCGCTGTTCTCTTCCATCCCGACCGTGATGCGCGCCTGCGTGTCGAACACGATCAGCGCCGGATCGAGGTGAACGAGCGCTTTGCGCAGGTCGAGCCATTCCTTGTCATCGGCCACCTGGATCGGGAACGGCACGATCATGAGTTGTTCGGCCGTGAGCGGCTGACCGGCGTTGTGCACGGCCGTCCAGGCGTTCAGGCGCGTTTTCCACCCGCTGGCACCTTCCGCGACGAGATAGACGACGCGACCCTGGTGGCGCGTCGCGTGCGCGCCGAACGGCTGCCCGGTGGCCACACAGCACGCCATGTCGAGCGCCAGGAACGTCTTGCCGCATCCGGGCTTGCCGACCATCCGGGCCAGGGTGTCGCGATCGAGGATGCCGTCGATGAGCGGTTCGGGATCGGGCAGCTCGTTCAGGGCCGTCTGGTCGAGGAAGCGGCCGAGCAGCACGCGCCAACTCTCGAGTTTTTCTTTCGGTTCGGCAAGAGTCTCAGCCGGTGAGGAATTCTCGAGATTTCCCGGTTCGCTGGACACCTCCTCGGCAGCATCGATCGCCGGCTCGAACAGGTCAGCCTCGGCCAGCGACTGCACTGCTGGGGTTGCTGGTGTTGCCGGTGTGGGCACGCTGGCAGGCTGCTGATCGGCCCGGTCAGTGCCGTCGTTGTCGTCGAGCGGCAGATCGGCGGCCGTAAACGCCACATCCGGGTTCGGCTCGATCAGGCCAAGCTCCGCGGCGACGTCGGCGCGATGGCGACCGCTCGTGCGTGCGAGGTAGTCCAGCTTGGTCAGCGTGCGCACGCCGGCCAGTTCCTCGGGTGGGTTGTCCGTCCAGACGTGCAGCGGACCCCAACCGGTCGCCGTGTCGAAGCGGGCGCAGCCGAGATCGTGTGCCGTGGCCGACTTGTACGAGCCGTGCTCACCGGGAGCTGTCCAGACCGGGCAGCCGCAGTTGTCGATCTTTCCGGTGTCGATCCATCCGTCCGGTTCGAGCAGATCACCCCATGGTGTGCGCGCGTCCCATTCATCGACCGTGCTTGGGCCCTCCGCTGCGCGCTCGTCGAGTTCGGCCAGCCGCAACGCTGCGGCGTTGGTGCGCTGCGCGCTGGCCTCGACGATGGCGTCAAGCAACGGCGCCGGCAGCGCGACGACCGGCGCGCCCGTGAACACGTAGGCACCTTCTGGCCGGCTCGATGGCGGGATCAGCACCTGTCGGTTGGCCCACATCACCGTGAAGAGGCCCCCATCGTGCTCGATCTTGAGCACACCGGAGCTGGCATCGCTGGGCAACTCGACGCCGGCAGGCAGCTCGAACCAGTAGTGGCCACCGTCGCGGTGCGCCCATTCGGGCTGGCCGTCTGGTCCGCTGGTCGCGCTGCTGCCATCCTTGAGCTTGCCGGGCGATCGCACTGTCATCTGAACGCCCAGCGCGCCGTGAGCGGCCAGCCAGCCCTTGAACGCGTGGTTCTCCGGTGCCGTATCGACGTCGACTACGACGAGCCGGCTGGCCCCGAGTTCGATGCCCAGGTTGACCTCACCGTGACGCTTCTCCAGACGCGCGATGAGCGCCCGGACGTGCTGCTTGTCGTCGGGCCCGAGCGCGTGTGCGATCCCACAGGCATGCCGCGCGCGTTCAGGCCGCGGCTTGCCGTTGGCCAGCGCGTCATCAACGGCTTGCTGATCGGCCTGCTTGCGCGCGCGATCCCCGAGGATGCACATCGGGATTTTGGTGCCGGGGCGATCGATGACGACGTGCAGGCCGCTCGCGAGAGCGAAGCTCGCAACATCGGCGGCTTTGCCCTTGCCGGACAGAGCCATGGCCAGTGTGGACGCTCCGAGCATGCTCAGACCACCTTCCAACGGTCGCCCATCACGGCGAGATCGGTTCGGAGCACCGGAGTGCGTTTACACACGTCGACCATGCGTTGACTCGGCGTGGCCATGATCTTCTGCACGTCGCGCGCGACGGATTCGTCACCGTCCACCACGAGTTCGTCGTGCATGGAAAACGCGAGCTGATCAGCGATGCCGGCGTCGTCGCAGGCGACGACGGAGTCGGCCAGCAAGTCGTAGGCCGATCCGGACACGACGTAGTTGATGGCCTTGTGCGTCTGGACGCCCAGCTGTCCCTGCCAGAACCCCATGGGCACCGAGACGATGCGGCCGGCCAGCGTGGGCACCTTGCGGTAGCGTTCGCCGATCGAGCGCAGCTGATTGAGGAACTGCTTGGTCCTGGGCATCGCGCGGAAGATCGATTCTTTGAGCGAACGCGCGTCGTCGGGGGTGACCAATTCCTCTGTGGACAGTGTGAGGTCAGCGGCCAGCTTGTCCAGTCCCTCACCGTAGAGCTGTGCGAGCAGCACGATTTTCGCTGCCTTGTAACCAATCCCGGCCGCTTCCGCCACGCCGTAGTAGAACTTCTCGCCGCGCTGCTCGTAGCCGACCAGCGCCTGCTCGTCGCCGGCGAGGTTCGCGGCCATGACCGGTTCGATCTGCGACCAGTCGATCGAGGTTCCGATGTGGTCGAACAGGATCATCCCGCGTGCCGCGTCCGGGAACTGCTGGATCGGTGGCGAGCCCATCGAGCTGCGCCCGTGCGCGGCCAGCAGCAGATTGGTCACCGGATGGATGCGGCCGTCCGCGTCGGCAAGCTGCGCCATCTTGCCCAGATAGTCCGACATGATCTTGCTGATCTGCTTGTGTTCGGCGAAGGCACGCGCGACCGGCCACAGACCGGCCAGGCGGGGTACATCAGTCTTGGTCATGCGGAACTTGCCGGTCTTGGTTTTCGGCCAGCGTGCCATCGTCGAGTGGAGCTGGCTGATCTTGCTCGCGGACTCGGCGAGATCCTGACCGTTCCCGGGTCGCACGCCGGCGGTCGTCAGCACCTGTTCGCGTCGGTGCTGGTTGGCCTGCTCCGCGTCCAGATAGCGCGTGTAGTACTCGAAGTCGACTTTGAGCCCAAGGCACGCTTTGCGCAGATAGACCCGATTCATGCGCTGCTCGCGCTCGCGCAGCGCCTCGGCCGCCGCGCCGGACACGCCGCGGCTGGAAAACGGGTGATCGGTGGTCAGCGTGTCCCACGCGGCCTGGCGCAGGATCGGCACCAGACGGGCCGTGGCGACCGCGTCGAGCGCGGCACCGATCACGTACTGCGGAAGATCGAGGTCGGCGCGCTTGTAGCCCTCCTGGGTGCTGCGCCATCCGTTCACCGCGAACAGGCCCCTGATCGAGCCGTCAGCGAACCCGAGGTGCTGCTTGGCCAGATCCTCCAGACCTTTTGGGACGAGCGTGTCCGACCAGGCCAGCCGTGCCCAGAGCAGCGTGTCGCTGATCTTGGCGAGATCGGCCAGCGCGATCAGGCCGTTGCGGTAGAGGTTCGGCGCGTCGAACGTCGAGTTGTGCAGGTAGATCGTGGTTACCTGTGAGTAAGCCCAGCGGATGGCCTTGGCCTGCCAGGGCACACGCGGGTCCAGAACGACCACCCGCCTGCCCCGGCGCCCGTCGGCCGCGTCGGCAATCTGGACGGACTTCAGGTGCACGGCCAGCTCGTTCAGGCCGAACGTCTCGATGTCCGTGGCCAGCGCGCCCGTGCGCACGATGTCGAGCAGGAGGTCTCGCACAGCGTCGTGGTCGCCGCAGGCCAACTCGATGGGCGCACCGGGCAGCGACGTGAGGTCGAGCCGGCCATGGATGCCGGGCGGACGCGGTACGCCCGGACGGGATGGTGAGGATGCGGTTCGCGGTGACGGTTCCGTCACGGTAGGATCCCCTCGTTCGTGGCTACTGGGTAGGTGGACATGATCAGGGGCCCGGTCGGATGGAAGTCCAACCGGGCCCCTTCACGTGGTGGCGATGTTAGCTCAGCCGCGTTCCCACGGTGCCTCGCCGGACTGCCACTGCTGAGCAGCCGAGCGCAGTTCGTCGGCCACAGCCGACGGCCCAACGAACCCACCGATCGCGTAGGTGAGCTGTTCGGACTTCTGGAGACTGTCCAGCTTGTCACGAGCGTCCCGAATGATCTTCGAGAGCTTGTCGATCTTGGCGTCCTTCACGCGGAGTTGTTCACGCAAGTTCCCCTCACGGCGAGCGAAACGCGCCCGGGCCTCGCTGTCCGCGATCGACTTCGCCTCGATGAACTGCTGGTTGGCCTCATCGTGACCACGGTTCGCCGCGTCTCGCTGCTCGCGCAGTTCCTTACAGGCACGACGCGCATCGGCCAGTTCCCGCTTGACTTCGTCCAGCTCGTCGACGTCAAAGCGGGCCAGCTTGCGATTGGCCTCGGCCAGCGCACTCTTGGCGACGTTCAGATCCCCGGTCAGCTCGCTGATCCGGACACGCTGCCGACGGATCTCGCCCGCTTTGGCCCGGTTGTCGCTGCTGATGTCCTCCAAGGCCCGTTTGGCGTTGGACGCGACCCATTCACCCTCACGACGCCGATGCAGCGTTCGCAGGCAGTCGGCTAGCTCGACCATCTGGGTATCGTTGATGCGGTTCAGCCACGGCTCGGGCGCCCATCCCGTCGAGTACCCGGGCGACGACTTGGTCAACCGCTCGCGCAGCGTGGCTTCGCTGTTGGCCAAGGTGTCGATGGTCTCTTTCTGTTCGTTGATGATCGCGGCCTGCCGGTTGAGCATCGCCAGCGCGTTGTCGGAAACCGGGTTCCACTGCGATTCGTCCGACGACACCCCGAGTTCGGTGAGCCGTTCCCGCAAGCGTCCCCAACGGGCACGGTCATCGGGGTTTCGGTACGGCGTGAATTCGATCTTGCTGCCGTCCTCGGAGGTGGTCACCGAGTAGACACCGTTGAGCCGGTTCGACTCAGTCACGGTAGTGAACCTCCGTGTCCTTCTCGTTCTGCGCGGTGTGGATCGGCGACGCGGAGCCGCTGTTGCGCGCCTCGGCGATGAGCTGGACGGCCTGATCCAACGTCAGGTTGGCAATGGTGACCGTGTAGGTATTGTCGGCCTTGCGAACCATCTTGTCGCTGTCAGCGCGGCCGGGGCGGTCATTACTTGGCACTGGGCTTGCTCCTCTTCAATTCATTGATCTCGCTACGCTTGAACATCGTGTAGGGATATCCGCCCGTGAGTGCGTGATACCGGGTGATGGGGGGTTCTGGGTTGGTCTCGGTGCGTCGCGACCACCGGTCGAGCGTGACGGTTGAGATCCCGAGCATGCGAGCAGCAGCCGCCTTGGACACATAGCCGCTCGGGATGCGTTCGTCTGCCCAGCCCGGTGGGCGCTGGTCGTACGCGGTGCGTTGCCTCATACGATCACACTAGACCACACTCGATCGTTAGGCTACTGTGGCAGGCACACCAACGCGGACAAGCTCAACGAAACGGAACCGAACAGATGAGCATCCTGCCACTGCGCGACTACCAGAGCGAATGCATTGATGCGGTGTTCGAGCGCCTCGACGGGCCCGAGCCGAGTCAGCGCACCGTGGTCGTCTTGCCGACCGGATCCGGAAAGACAGTGATCTTCTCGCACTTGGCCGCTCAGTTCCGGGAGACGCATTTCGGCCAGGATCCCCGCGTGCTCATCCTCGTGCACCGTGACGAACTGGTCCGCCAGACGGTCGCCAAGTGCGGCGCCATCACCGGTTCGACCATCGGCGTCGTGCAGGCCGAGCGCAACGATTACCACGCACCGATCGTGGTCGCATCCGTCCAGTCGCTCGGGCAACCGAGCCGGTTGGACGCGACCACGATCAGCCTGGCAGGAGGCCCGTTGCTGATCATCGTCGACGAAGCGCACCATGCCGTCGCACCGACCTATCAGCGGATTCTGCGCGAACTGGGCGCGTTCGTCAGCAGCGAGGGACTCACCAGCGCGGTCGGGTTCACCGCGACCCTCATGCGCTCTGATGACCTCGGACTCGGCGACGTGTGGCAGTCGGTCGCCTACCAGCGCTCGATCAAATGGATGATCGAACGCGGTTGGCTCGTCGATGTGCGGGGTAAGTCCGTCCCGGTCGAGGATCTCGACCTCGACGCGGTCAAGCGCACGGCCGGTGAGCTGCAATCGGGCAGCCTCGGTGAGACCATGCTGGCCTCGATGGCGCTGGAAACGGCCGCCAAAGCCTACGTCGAGCAGGCCAGCGACCGGCTGGGAGTCGCCTTCTGGCCGACCGTTGAGGTGGCCGAGCAGGCTGTGGACGCATTCACCGAGCAGGGCGTGACGTCGGCCGTGGTGACCGGCACCACCCCGCACGAGCAGCGGCAGCACATCTACGCAGAGCAGTTGCGCGGTCACATTCAGGTGGTCCACAACTGCATGGTCCTCACCGAGGGGTGGGACCAGCCCCCAGTGTCCTGTGCGCTCGTGGGCAGGCCGACCAGTTCGACCGGGCTCTACATCCAGATGGTCGGCCGCGTGCTGCGTCCGTGGCCAGCGGGCGGTAAGCGCGACGCGTTGGTGCTCGACGTGACCGGTGCGGCACGCAACCACTCGCTCGCCACGCTGGGTGCGCTGACCGAGACCCCCGACCGGATGCCGGCCGACGGTCAGTCGCTGGTCGAATTCGAGATGGCGCTGGCCGATGAGCAACAGGATATCGAGCGCAAGATTCTGCTTCGCTCGAACATGGTCGACATTGACCTGTTCGCCCGGTCCACTACCGCGTGGCTGCGCACCGACCGAGGCGTTTGGTTCATCAACGTTCGCGACGGCTGGTACTTCCTGTTCGAGGAACGCGACGATTCCGGCTACGTGGTCGGCTTCGCGCCCAACCGCGGGAAGGCCGAGCGGCTGACCGAGGCACTGTCCCTCGACGTGGCGATCAGCCTCGGTGAGGCGATGGCGATGGACCGGGACCCGAGTCTTGCCAGCAAGGTGAGTCCGTGGCGTAAGCGCAAGGCCATGGCTACGGAGCGGCAACTGGCCGTGCTGCACGAGCCGGCCGAGAATCCCAAGGAACTGACCAAGCAGGAAGCGAGCGACATGATCAGCATCAAGTTCGCCAACCAACGATTGAAGTGGGCTGCCCGATGAGCGAAGTCAAGGTTACCCGATGAACCCGCAACTCGGCGCGCGAGTGGGATGTTGGGAGAGCTGTATGGGCTGCTCGTTCGGCTGCCTGGTCCTGCTCGCGCTGCCCATCCTGGTCTGCTCCGCCATCGTCATGATCGTGAGGAAACGATGATCGAAATCAAGCCGAACACCACCTGCGATCGATGCGGCCATCCGCATCGCAACCACGGCGTCATCGGCTGTGTCCTGATCTCCTGCTCGTGCCGCGGTTTTGCCATCATCGTGGCGTCGCCGCTCCGGATGGATCGCGATGACGCCATCCGGGTGCTGGCACGACATGCCACGTACAGAATCCTGTCTGATCCGCGTTTGGCGCACGAACAGAACAAGCGCTTCCTGGGGCTCAGTCGTGCCGTGCGCCAAGAAATCCATGACGCTGCTGACGAGTTGCTTGGTGGCACTCCCGGCAGCGATGAGATCGAATGGGCATTCGAGAGTCTGGAAAGGACGGATCCGAAATGAGCCGGGGTGCGCACGCCGGCAATCGGGCAACGGATCCATGGATGCGGCGTGACATGCTGACGGCCGAGTTCGAGCGTCCCAAGCTGGACGGGACTCGGCAATGGTGGACGCTGGCCGGACTGCTCGCGTTCGTGAGCGCGCTTTTCGTCGTCGGGGTGATGTTGAGTCAACCGCCAAGCATCGCCCCGGTCGGCCCGCACGGCGGAATCCCCTCGAACGTGACCCTGAGCCAGACGTTCCCTACCGAGGCTCCATAGGTTTCGTCGTCACCGATCCCGCATTCGATCGGTGGGTACGGGCCTACCAAGGAAAAGCAGTGATTCGCAGCAACGGAAGGATCGACCTCACGATGAACGAAGACAACCTTCGACAGACCATCGACGCCACGATCGATGACGTCGCACCGGAAGGCAGCATCGGCGAGACCGCGGAGCTGGCCCAGTCGGCTGCCGACGCCATGCGCGCCTCGATCGCTGCGGCCGACCAGCGGGCGCGCGACGCGGTACGGACTGCACCGAACACTAACGCCGGCGCTGCTGTCCTGGCGGCCGACTTCCACGAGCGTCTGCGCGCGGCCGGCGCCAGCATGGCGCGCTCGATGCAGCATCTCGCGATGGCCGGCCAGCTCGACACCGAGCCGACGCCGGTCAGCGACGCCGTGATGAGCCGGGATCTCGTGGACCACCCCCAGCACTACACGAGCCACCCGAGCGGCATCGAGTGCATTCAGGTCACCGAGCACGCCGGTTTCAACGTGGGCAACGCCATCAAGTACCTGTGGCGCACCGAGTGGGGCGAGAAGGGTACCGACCCGGTCGAGGACCTGCGCAAGGCAGCGTGGTACATCCAGCGCGAGATTGACAAGCTGGCCAAGCCGTGAGCCTGGCAGAACGCGCGTTCATCGTGCTCTCACTGCTGGTCGCTCTGGCCCTTCTGGCGGTGTTTCATGGGTGAGCCGATCCTGTGCAAGCACGAGCTGCGCGTGGAGCAATGCTACTGGTGCAAGCCGAAACCACCTCCGGTACCCGTCGAATCGATCTTCGAAACGCCAGACGATGTCGGCCCGTGGTTCATGGCCGCGTACGACTCGGATTGTCAGACCTGCGGTGCATCATTGCTGGCAGGCAGCGACGAGATCCGTTTCGTCAACGGCGTGATCGAATGCAGGGAGTGCACGGACGATGACAACTGACACCTTCGAGAGCGCGTCGCCGGCAGCGCGACCGAGGCCCACGAGCAGCGGTGAGCCGGAAGAGGTCAAGCGCGACCGGTTCGGGCGATACCTCTTGCCCGAGTGCAACCTGGGGCCAGCTCAAAAAAAGGAAGTCCCGTTCACCCGAGCGACTACCTTCGCCAAGTCGATCAGC